GTCGAAAACGCAAGTGATTATCCAGTTCTCGATGACGGGAAATACAAGGGAGTGATTGGGGTCGGTGGCCTTCTTCTTGCGAAGGTACCTGTCGAGATCGCGCAGCAACGTCAGGAATATATGACTAATCGTCATAAAGAACGAAGCGAAGCCGTAGCAAACGATCTAATGAAGGAGCAGGATAGTAGAATGCCTATCAATATTGACAGGCAATCTCGTGTAACCTTCGGTGGTACAAAGAAATAATTTTTTATTTCTCGGGATAACAACCAATTCCCTACTATCGAATTAATTAACAACTATTGGAAATGGAGAAAACAAAATGGCTAATAGAAACACAAAAGGTTTCGGTTTAAGAGCTGCTAACATGGTAGGTGGTCAAGCATCTGTCCAAGGTCAGCAAAGCTATAAAATCGATGCCGGTCATAATGCAAATATCTTCAATGGTGAATTTGTTAAAATTGATCACGGCGGTACTCAAGGGTACATAGTTGGTGGTCAAGGTTCTGCGGCGCAGGGTATTGGAGTTCTTAACGGAATCTTCTTTAATGCGGCTGATACTAACAAGCCGACATTCTCGAACTTCTACAAGCAACCAATCACACCAGCGAACTCAGAAGACATTGAAGCCTTTGTGATAGATAACCCTTTCCAGCAGTACGTGGTAGCGACAGATGCTGCAACTACAGTCAACTCGTTTTTAATAACGTATGACATGAACACATCAGCAGGCGACACTACAACTGGTAAATCAACGGCGACTCTTAATATCGGTGTTTCCGGTAATAACGACAAACAATTTAGATTGTTAAAGTCAGCTGAAGATCCAGAAAATAGTGAAGCGGGTGAGTTTAGATCAGTAGTAGTAATCTGTAACAAACACACGTACGTACACCAATAATAGGAGTAATTAGACTATGGCAATATCAAGATCGCAACTAGTTAAAGAACTAGAGCCTGGCCTGAATGCACTATTTGGGCTGGAATACAAAAGGTATGAAAATCAGCATGCTGAGATTTATACTAACGAATCTTCTGACAGAGCTTTTGAAGAAGAAGTAATGTTATCAGGATTCGGAAACGCACAAGTAAAAGCAGAAGGTGCAGGAGTCAAATTTGATGACGCGCAAGAAACTTTTACAGCGAGATACACTCACGAGACTGTAGCTTTAGCATTTGCTATAACTGAAGAAGCTATCGAAGATAATCTTTACGATAGACTTTCTGCTAGATATACAAAAGCTTTAGCGAGATCTATGAGCAACGCAAAACAAGTTAAGGCAGTTGAATTATTAATCAACGGTCTTCCTTCAGTTGGTACGTTTAAATCTGGAGATGGAGTATCTTTATTCAATAAAGACCACACTACATTAACAGGACCAAACGTAGCTAACACTTTGCAAACTCAATCAGATCTTAATGAGACATCTTTAGAGCAATCTATGATTGACATCTCTAAAATGACTGATGAAAGAGGTCTTAGAGTTGCAGCTAGAGGAACAAAAATGATTGTTCCTTCAGAGCTTCAGTTCACAGCTGAGAGATTATTAAAATCTCAAGGTAGAACTGGAACAGCTGATAACGATATCAACGCAATTGCATCAATGGGAATGGTTCCTCAAGGATACAGAGTGAACAATTACCTAACTGATAGTGATGCGTTCTATATCTTAACAGACATTCCAAACGGAATGAAAATGTTCACAAGAGCGCCGTTGACTACTGCAATGGAAGGTGATTTCGATACTGGCAACGTAAGATACAAAGCTAGAGAAAGATATTCATTTGGAGTATCTGACTATAGAGGTATCTTCGGTGTTGAAGGTGCGTAATCAGTAATTTTTTGTGGCGGGACACAATCCCGCCACAATCATAAAATAGAAAGGAAAAATGCACTCCAAACAATTCAAAGTAAAAATATTCGCTTACAGTTATTCAACAGAATTTATTATAGATAGTTTAGATGGCCCGTTAGATATAGAAAACGCAATCATTGACAAATTGGGAAAATCTGATACAAAATGGGAGTATCTTGGAGAAATGATGGACCCCAAGGTAAATAGAATAACCTATGAGGAGGTTATTAATGGAGAAAATGATGCAACATCTAAACGACCTTTACACGAAAAAGAAGGGTCTAGATCTCGAATGGGAGCAAGAGCATCTTAAAGAGGGTAGATATACTCTCAATATGGTTAAGATTGACAGAAAAGTCAGAGACGTAATTAGCCATATAAAACTAGTTGAAGCTAAAAAAGCTGATCTAGAAAATAAGATAGATAGCGCTGCACCTGAAGTTTCTGTAGCTACTTAATAAAAAGCTACATCGTTGAATAAATTCAATTCACATTACAGGCCCTCTTGCGCTCTACTAAAAACTATTATATAACTTTTGCACTATACAATTAATTAGATCATAGACGAGTATAGTCGACGGCCTAGAGACTATGATCGGAAACTAGGAGGATATAATTATGGCACAAACACTATTTAGAGGACCGGTTCTGCAAGGTAAATTTAACGAAGCAGGTTTAACTGGATTCAATCTAGAAAACAAATCAGCTAACTACACAGTAGCAAATGCGGATTCTGGTAAAACTTTCACATCAAAAACTGATGGAATGGTATTTACTTTACCGCCAATTTCAATCGGAAGAATATTTACATTTGTAAATACAGGTCCTGATGGAACTAACGCTATGACTATCAGCCCAAATGCTGCTGATGGTATTTTGTATGCTGGATCTTTAACAGATAATAAAGATCTTATTAATACAAAAACTACACAAAAAGTTGGTGACTTTGTAGTATGTGCATCCTTGAACTCAACAGCGCACTGGACGATTGTTGATGCACAAGGTGTATTTGCTAAAGAAGCGTAATAATTAATTTGGTGTGGGCTTCGGCCCACACTTAAATTTAGGAGAATAATATGTCATCAGATCAAAGATTTACTAGAATCACTAGTACAGGTCAGGTTAAAACAATAGCAGGAGGTTCAACTAATATTGGTCCTTCAAGAATAACTTATATTCAAGCAAAAGGTCATGCGAGTGGTCAACTTGAATTAAGAAATAGTTCAGACAATAGCGGAGCTTTATTATTTCAAGCTCACTTTGGAACAGAAGGATTAGATATATATGTTCCTGGAAACGGTATTAGATTTGAAAATACAATTCATGCTACAATATCTGGAACAGGATCAGTAACACTTGGCTACACTGGCTAGGAGGTAAAACGTGGCTAACACAACTTCCGGCACAACGGTA